ATAAGATGTTAGTGAAGATGCCACTTGAAACTGCACAAATGTTATGTACTGCACATAGAGTGTTAGATGGTGACGAGTATGCAGATAGTGTAGGACTTTACAAGGAGGCATACAAGAATCATCCATGCACAGTATGGGCTAGACAATCAAAAGGTAATTATGAATGGTTGTATGTTCACTTCTTAGCATTGGGTATGGAATACACTTATAGATATGGTAAACAACATGCAAGTATTACTAAGTTAGCTAAACCTTTAATGGAATTCCCAAAGAATATACATCAAGGAGACATGACACCACTTGCACAGGCTATGCCTGATGAGTACAAAGATGATGACCCTATCAAAGCATACAGGAATTATGTTATACATGAAAAACATTATGCACAATGGAACAAGAACAGAGAACAACCAATATGGTGGAGACTATAATATGTACGAAGGATATAAAAAATTAACTGAAGATGAATACCGAAAGTTTGAAGCTTGGATTCAGGCTAATAATCATAAGCTTTATGATAATAAAATAGCTTATGAAGTTTGTTGGAAAGAAAAAGAATACTATTATGTAAAACTTTTAGATGAAAATATTTACACAATGAGTGATATTTTGCTTGACATTCATCAAGGATTAGTGTAGAATGTGCAACATGACATCGAGTAACCAAAGAACTTTAAGCCCTCTATCTCCAAATATAAAACTATTTGGTTTGGCTTCAGTCCATGACTCCGAGAGTAGTCAGCTCAAAACTCTCCCAGTTTTAACGACTTCTAATAATAACTAAACCGTAGGAGGTAAATATGATAGTAGAAGGAACTGCGTATTGGGCAAGTATTAAAGAGCCTAATACAACTTATGAACCAATGTACACAGTCAACTTAGTTGTTGATGAAGAGACAGCAAATGACTTTGCTTCTCGTGGACATACCATTAAGCAGATGGATGAAGGTTCTGCTATAGTAATCAAAAGAAAAGTCAATGGACCAAATGGTATGGTCAGAGTTGCTCCTAGATTACTAGACCAAAACAAACAGGAAGTTAATCTTGCTGTAGGTAATGGCTCTAAGGTTAGAGTCCAATATAATGAATACGATTGGGAGTATGCAGGTAAGACAGGGAAAGGTCTTGACTTACAAGCTGTTCAAATCGTAGACTTGGTGGAGTATAAATCGCAAGATGGCTCTGAATTTTTTGATGATGACGAGGAATTTTAATATGATTATTACTATTAAAAATGATGACGGTGAATCAGTCTATGATGTTTCAAAGATTGAGGACGAGCAAAAGAAAGCAGGTGCTAACATATCTATCAGTAAGATAGGTACATTGAATGTGTTAGTTGAAGCTTTAAACTATGCTTCACAAGGTCATCAAAATAATCTTGAAGCTGTGCTAAAGGATTCTCCTGAAGCTATAGTTGAACAAGAAGATGAATCAGAAGACACAGAAACCTCTGAAGACTCTGAGTAAATATAAATCGGCTAGGTGTAAAAGCCTAGCCACATTTCTAATGGAGATAGAATGCAACAAGAAAGAACTCAATTTATTAAACACAAATTACCTTGCCCTAAATGTAGTAGCAGTGATGCTGTTTCATTAAACGAGAATGGTTCTGCTAAATGTTTTAGTTGTAATACATTCTTTACAGACTATGACAATGAATCAACTGGTAAGGTAGTTGAGATGACGAGTAAACCTAAACCTGATAATACATTCCTTACATCTTATACTGGTGCTTATGGTGCTTTAACTGACAGAGGTATCTCTGAAAATACAGCAACTAAGTTTGGTGTTAAGATAGTAAAAGACAGGAATAATAATGTCACACAACATATCTATCCATACTTTAATGGTAATGAAGTTGTTGGTACTAAGACTAGGTTTGTAGCTAACAAAGGCTTTACTACTAACGGTACCTTTGATAATACCGGTTTATTCGGAGAGCAACTGTATGGAAATACAGGTGGTAAGTATTTGACTATTACTGAAGGTGAGTGTGATGCTATGGCAGTGCATGAACTCTTTCAAGGTAAGTGGTCAGTAGTATCTCTTAAACGTGGAGCTTCGGCTGCTGTTAAAGATATACGAGAGAGTATTGAATTTGTAGAATCATTTGATAATGTAGTGTTATGTTTTGATAATGACAAGGCAGGTAAGGAAGCTGCAAAAGCTGTAGCTAAAATACTAAAGCCTAACAAAACTAGAATCATGTCATTTCCAAATGGATTTAAAGATGCAAATGAAATGCTTAAACAAAAGAAATTCCAAGAGTTTACTCAAGCATGGTGGAATGCTAAGACATATACACCTTCTGGAATCATGGAACTATCATCACAAAAAAGTGACTGGTTACATAGAGAAGAGAAGGAGAGTATTGCATATCCATGGGAAGGCTTGAACAAGAAACTATATGGAATGCGTAAAGGAGAACTGGTAACACTTACAGGTGGAACAGGACTCGGTAAGTCTAGTGTAACTAGAGAGCTAGAGCATTGGCTTATCAAGAACACAGATGATAACGTAGGTATCGTAGCACTTGAAGAAAACTGGTTGAGAACTGCTGATGGTATCTTATCCATTGAAGCTAACGATAGAATCTATTTATCTGAGAAGAGAAAGAATTATACCGAAGAAGATTTACTTACCTTGTTTGACAAGGCAATACCTGAAGGTAGAGTTTATATCCATGCTCACTTAGGTGCTACTGATATTGATGATATCTTTGCCAAGCTTAGATACATTATCGTAGGATGTGAATGTAAATGGGTAGTGGTTGACCACTTACATATGCTTGTCAATGTTCTCCATGAAGGAGACGAGAGACGAGGTATTGATATGTTGATGAATAAATTACGTAGTCTTGTAGAAGAAACAGGAGTAGGTATGATATTAGTATCTCACTTACGTAGAGCATCGGGTGATAAAGGACACGAGCAAGGTATCGAAGTATCTCTATCACACTTAAAAGGCTCACAAGGTATAGCACAGTTATCTGATTGTGTGATTGCACTAGAAAGAAACCAACAAGCAAATAATCCTGAAGAAGCAAACACCACTAAGGTTCGTGTATTGAAATCTAGATACACAGGTGATACAGGTTTAGCTTGTGGTCTTAGATATAATCCTGATACTGGTAGATTGTTTGAAGTATCAGAGGAGGAAACATTTGACAATGAACAATTCTAAAATAGTATTTGACATAGAAGCTGATGGACTTCACCCTAATAATGTGTGGTGTATTGTAGCTAAAGAACTAGATGGTAAGATACATACATTTGATAACACACAGATAGAAGAAGGAATTAAATTCTTACAACAAGCTGACACACTTATAGGTCACAACATTATAGGTTATGATATACCTGTACTAGAAAAACTTTATGGTGCTAAGTTTAATTGTAAGATAGAAGATACATTAGTTATGTCAAGACTATTTAATCCTGTCCGTGAGAATGGACACGCTTTAAAAGCTTGGGGTTGGAGAGTTGGTATGTTAAAACAAGAACAGCCCGAAGACTTTGATTCCTATACTCCTGAAATGTTAGAGTATTGTATTCAAGATGTTAAGTTAAATGAAGCTGTATATAATTATCTTATAAAAGAAGGAAAGATATTTAGTCCTGACTCTGTTAAACTTGAACATGAAGTTGCTAAGATAATAAAAGAACAAGAGAAGACTGGATTCTTTTTTAATACTCAACAAGCTATGGAACTTCTTGCTGAACTTAAAGCAAAGCAACTTGCTGTTGAAGATGAAGTTCACAATACATTCAAGCCTAAGTTAGTTGATGATAAGTTAGTAACTCCTTATGTTAAAAAAGATGGTGAGTTATCTAAACGTGGATTGACTGATGAAGAATATGATAAGTGTATCAAAACTCAAAATGTTGAACCATTTATGAGACAGAAGTTAGTTGACTTTAATCTCGGCAGTCGTAAACAGATTGGTGAATATCTTATAGACTTTGGTTGGAAGCCTGTTAAGTTTACACCTACAGGTCAGCCGATAGTTGATGAAGGTACTTTGAAAAAGATTGAACACATCAGAGAAGCTAAACTTATTGCAGACTTTCTTTTATATCAAAAGAGAATAGCACAAGTTACATCTTGGATAGACGAACTTAAAGATGATAGAGTTCATGGTAGTGTAATACCTAATGGAACTATTACAGGTAGAATGACACATAGAAATCCTAACATGGCACAAGTTCCAAATGCAGGTTCTCCATATGGTAAAGAGTGTCGTTCATGTTGGACTGTACCTGAAGGTTATAAACTTGTAGGTATAGATGCTAGTTCTTTAGAACTTAGAATGTTAGCACATTACATGGACGACTCCGATTACATTGAAGAAGTAATTAATGGAGACATACATACTACCAATCAAAAACTTGCAGGTCTTAAAACAAGAGACCAAGCTAAGACATTTATCTATGCATTAGTTTATGGTGCAGGTGATGCTAAGATAGGTAGTGTTGCAGGTGGTGGATTAAAGAAAGGTAAAGAACTAAAACAAACTTTCTTTAAGAACTTACCTTCACTTAGAACTTTAAAAGATAAAGTACAGAAAGCTTCTGAACGAGGATTTTTAAAAGGATTAGATGGTCGTAAGATATATGTACGTAGTCAACATGCTGCACTTAATACTTTATTACAAGGCGGGGGTGCCATTGTTATGAAGAAAGCCATGTGTATCTTACAAGATTTAATAAACTTAAATACTCTTGATGCTAAGTTTGTTGCTAACATACATGATGAATGGCAAATACAAGTCAAGGAATATCAAGCAGATTTTGTAGGTAGGCTTGGAGTTGAAGCTATTGAAAAAGCAAGTGAGTATTTTAATATGCGTTGTCCTTTAACAGGAGAATACAAGATAGGAGAGAATTGGTATGAAACACATTAAAGAAAAGTCAGCCAGTAGGAAAGGAGACTTAGCTGAATATTATGCTGTGACTTGGTTATGGGATAATGGATATGAAGTATTTAAAAATTGTGGTTGTGATGGACTTATAGATTTAGTAGTCAGAGACCCTGAAGGTAACATTAAATTAGTAGATGTTAAGACAGCAGGATTAAAAAAGAGAACTAATCAGAAGTCACATTGGCAATCAAAATCAACAAGAACTCCGGAACAAGTAAAGTCAGATGTAAGATTTTTACTATTCATTCCTGAGACAAGAAAATTAAGGTGGGTAAAACATCGTGAAAAATAAAAAAGATATTGACAAAACTAAAATAGATAGCTATAATAAATTTACGTCTGAGTCAGGTCATTGGTATGCTCAAGACGGAGAACCTATGTACACAATCATAGGTGCTAATGGTAAAGAAAGAAACACAACTCTTAGAGATGCTAAAAATCTAGGACTTGTACCTTCAGTTACTACCATACTAGGTATGATAGCTAAACCATCATTAGAAAACTGGAAGATAAATCAAGCTTTAAATTCTGCACTCACCCTTGAAAAAAATAAGGGAGAATCTCTTGAGTCTTTTGCTTACAGATGTAAGATGGATTCAAAGAAGGTTGGCATGGATGCTGCAAAGAAAGGTACTAAGATTCATTATCAAATTGAAAAAGGATTCTTAGGTATATCTAAAACTAAACCTTACAAACTTATCAAGGCTTGGTTAGATGAAAACTTTCCTGATGAAGAATGGTTAGCAGAGGATTCTTTCTGTGCTGATTCAGGCTATGGTGGTAAGATAGATTTATATTCTAAGTCTGGAATCTTTGTTGACTTTAAAACTAAAGATAACTTAGAAGGCAAAGACCCTGCTAAATTAGTATATGATGAACACGGTATGCAGTTGTCTGCTTATGCACAGGGCTGTGGCTTTGATAATCCACAGAGAGTTTCTATCTTTGTAGACAGGGCTGATACAGGATTAATATTGTTTCATGTTTGGGATGAAGAGTCTCATGCAAGACATCTAGGTATGTTTAATGCTATACTTGAATACTGGAAGCTAGTTAAAAACTACGATTCTTCTATTGACAATGCCTAGAAGAGTACCAAGAAAACCAAGACCTAAGAAAACAAATGTTCCTAAAGGCTATGATAGTATTTGGGAATATGAAATACACCAAACAGTTTTAAAAGATTGGAGTCATCACTGGGACAACATAAAGTATGTAGTTAAACATACATATGAACCTGACTTTGTAAAAGTTATAGATGACAAAACCATATTGATTGAAGCCAAAGGTAGATTTTGGGACTACGCAGAGTATAGTAAGTACATACATATTAGGGATGCTTTACCTGATAATTATGAGTTAGTCTTTCTTTTCCAAAAGCCTTTCTCTCCAATGCCGGGAGCAAAGGTTAGAAGAGATGGAACAAAAAGAACTCATGCAGAGTGGGCAGAAACAAATAACTTTAAATGGTACAACGAAGAAAGTTTACCAAAGGAATGGAAGAGTAGTGAATTATAAATTTAATGAAGACAAACTGTTAAACGAAATCAAAGCTTATATAGGCAATACTTATGACCAGCATTATGCTAATGGTAAGTATCAAGCAACAGATATGATTATTGATTCAGGATATGGAGAAGGATTCTGTCTTGGAAACATTATGAAGTATGCTATGAGGTTTGGAAAGAAAGATGGAAAAAACAATTTAGACTTGTATAAAATAATACATTATGCTATAATAGCAATTTACGTAAACAACAAGGAACAGGATAATGGTTGAGGATAAAATAGGAACTAAGCCTTACTTAGGAATTGAAATAAACTATGATAAAGAAAAAGAATTTGATAAATTTAGTTTAGATACACTCAAAGATAGATATTTTTGGGAAGGAGAAACATATGCACAAGAAGCATTCGCAAGAGCATCCGTTTTCG